CCCCTCAAGTAATCATTGACACGCTTTTCACGCTCTTGGAAACCTGTGCTAATCATTTCGATTGTTTCAAACGGGGTAGCGGATTCTTCTTCTTTGTCGGCCGTTTCGTCATATGTTTTTGCTAAAAGTCTCAATTGTATAGCTTGCGCGGGGCCGTCCGTTTGCAGGTCTAAAAGTTTGATTCTCTTCTGCACCAATACTTCGTTGGCGGCAATAACACGCAGAGCAACCGCCGCCGCCCTGTACACGTTATTACCGCTAACACGGCTAATAAAGGCGTTTACTTCTGCATCAGTAAATAAAGCGTTATCGCTATCTACATCAGTGATCAATAATCGGACATAACCGAGATCCGTTGTTGGGTCAAAAGTAAACGCCATAATTTAATTAACTCCCAGATCCGTTACTTGCTACGGTTACTTTAGGATCTACGCGGGTACCGCCAAAGGCAATTACGCCTTTATATTCGGTTGCCATCGTGGAGAAGTCGCCATACATAGGATCGGCCGCGCCGCCGCCAACGTTCATAACATCTGGTAAGCGTTGGTACAAGCGGGGTTGGTCAAAGCCGCGTAAAAAGCCAACCTCTAAAGCAGGTCGCGACTCATTCGGGTCTGCAAACAAGAACCAACTTGTTGCACCGTTTGCGGTGCTGGCAACAATGGGGATGTAAGGATCAACAACCAAGCGAATGTTGTTAACCATCCAATTGTTGGTGCGTACCGTTTGATTGCTGGTGCCGCCAGCTTCTGTAGTATCCACAATAATAAGATTTAAAATATTACGTGCGGTTACTTCTAAAGCAGGTGGAACAACTAAAACAACGCCATTAATATAAATGGGTTCGCCGTCGCTGTCTGTTTGGTTGCGCAATGTGGTATATGCTGTTTGCAAGCTGGCAATGCTTAAAACGGGGTTACCTGTGATAAGATTGCTATTGCCTACAGTGTAAAAGCTAGCATGGGGGCCACTGGCGTCCACGTACAATTCTGTTACAAACTTAGAAACGGTACGTGCACCACCACGCCCCAAGCGGTCGGGAATGGTCATAAATGCGCCTAAATCATCGTTCATAATTTGCTCAAAGGAAAGGCGTGCCGCTTGACCGTACTTTTTCGGGGTATAGTTGTACCCCGTTTCAGACATAGCGGCATATTGAATGTTATCGCCCTCGGGAATATCATCCCAAACGCCTTCCAAACCATCGGCCGCAATGCTTCGCACTTGGCGAAAATCAGCCAAACCGCCTGGCCGTACTGACGTAAATTGTTGCCAATCTTTTGGAAAATCATTATATCGGGCTAACATCATACGGTTGATAACATCACCTGTCAAAAGTGGAAAATCACTTGTGGTCATGCTTTCATTAATGAGGCTAGGATAACGGCCGTTAATCATGCGGGCCATGTGTGGGCTAGTCGGTGCCATTGCTTCCAAAATCCAATGGGTAGGGGTGCGCCCTTTAATAACGTCGTTCCATAATGCCGCCGCACTTGCCACCCCTTGGGTGTTGCGGGAATACACGCGCGACATGTTGGAAACGTTGCTCTCCTTTACTGTAAAGTATCGTTTTCTCATTTTTTAAAATCCTCCTATGCTCGGGTGTACTCAAGCCACAAGGAATACACAAAAAGCGCATCCGTTGTATGAGCGGCCGGGGTCAATTCAATTGATACAGTTTGTGCACCTGCTGGCACGTCGGCGCTACCGATTGTAATAGTATATTCTGCCACGGTTGCGCCTGTGATTGCCGCACTTGCGTCAGAAACTTTAGTATCTCCTTCATTAAAAAAGGCATCACAATCAATCACAGGGGTGTCAGTTGCGCCACCCATTGCCGCCCGCATGTGAACAACTAAATCGTTGGTAGTGTCAAGATCTGGCGGCAATGCAGTTTGCAAAGTGATTGCATTGCTATTGCTTGATGCCCAATTTAAGCGAATAGCACTATCTGTATCCCCATTGGTAAACTCAAGAATAGGCGTGCTGTCCTTTGCCAAGATGCCACCATGGGCGGCCAAGTTTTGGATATCATCGCTGGCAACTTCCCGCCACGTCACTAAGCCAAGATCTAAGAAGCCAGTTTTTAATGTGGTGCTTAAATCAGCGGCGTTAATGGTGCCGATATCTGCGCTGGCGACATGGAATACTGAAATGGTAGCGGTACTACCACCTGTAACGGTTGCTTGTGCATAACCATAAAATACACCGCTTGCTTTTTTGTTCAGGGTCGGTGCATCGGTTGAATTAATATACAGCTTGTCACCAACTGCAACCGCACTATTGCCATCATCGTCTACCGCCTCCACACTCACATCAGCCATAAATGGCCCAAAGTTGTATGTGGTGTCGGTGCTAGCGTTGCCGCCGTCGCCTTCATCTACTAAAGCGATACCAGTCAAGCGGCCGCTTGCGTAGACCAGAACAGGCTCGCCGCTATTCGGTGCGGCTGGCGCACTCATTGCTTGTGCATCGGTTTGCATTTCGCCGAAGTATTTTGTGATATTAGTTGCCATTGGTTACACCTCCCATGCTTGGCTTGCTGATTGTTCAGTCAAGCCCATTGTTTTGCCAAGAGACTCGAAAACGCTGGCAATTTTTTCGCTTTCAATTTCTTCACTTTGTTGTCGTGGTGAAAAGCCTGCGTTTTTAACTTTGCCAGTTGTTGATTCCAAAATGCTGGCAATATATTGCCGCTCTGCTTTTACCAAGTCTTGAGTAGCACCTAATAACGCTTGACGGTTTAAGTTACCTTCATTGGTTGGTGTTGCTTGGCTTACGGCCGTTTCAATAATTTTTGTTTTTGCAGCTTGTGGCAAATCAACGCCTTCCACCGCTTCGCGCGCAACTGTTGCCGCTTCGTGTGCTAAAAGTTGACCTTGCAAGGCTTTGATCGTGGCTTTTGCGGCTTGTAATTCATTTTCAAGATCCGCCGCACGTTCAATGACTTCTGTCAAGTCTTTGTCATCCATAGTTGTGTTTTCCTTATGGTTTTCTTGTGGCTCGGGTTGCGCCTGTGTACCGTTGCCAATTGATTCAAAAAGCGTAACAATGCGGCCACCTGCGCCTGGCGTGGTCACAAAGTCGACACTTTGATTACCGTTTAATCCCTCTAAAGAGGTGATAATTTTTTCTTTACGGCCGTTTATTTCACCCATTTCATAGGTACCATTGGCGTAAATAGAAACGCCAATATAGGGTGAAAGCTCATTCACTGCGCTTTTGTATTGTTCCATTACCTTGGCTCTTGTGTACATACCGAAACCGTGCGATCCGTTGCGGTATGTGGGGTTTTCGGTGAAAACGGCCGCCAACTTTTCCAAATCGCCCTCTGGTCTGTCGGTGCCTCGCCGATGGTTCCAAAACATTTTAGTACCAGCGGGGAACACTTTAGGTACGTCACGCTCCAAAACTTCCTTTGTGTAGTACCCACTTGAGCCACGCCCCTCACCTATAATTTTTATCTCTATTTCGTTTTGGTCGTTTAAAGCGGCTTCGCTTAGCGGGGTGAAAATGGCAATTGCTTCGGGTTTGCTTTTATACTGCTTTGCGCTTTCTTCTACGTTTGATTGTAATGCAATCATATGATCGGCCGCGCTTTGCTGTGTTCCATGACATCCAACAGTTTTATTATCGTCAGTTTGCACCACTGCGAATGGACATAAATCGCCGCTGTCGTTTCGTTTGTTTTTTTGGATTGCGTAAGGCATAAGCACCTTTAAAATAAAAAAAGCCCTCAGATCTGATTGTCAGATCTGAGGGCTAGTCAGTAATTGAGCCGGAAAGTTATGTTTTAATTATAGCAAGAAAATAATTGTTTTGTCAATTGCACTATGAAAAAAGTAAATATAAACGGCAAAGCCGTTGCTTATATTTCTTTGCGAGAATAGCAACGGCTTTGAGGCAGAGCGGCAAATTATTTAATTTGCCTATAAAGCGTCCAAACTTCAATAGTGCAATTATAGCAGATCATTTATTAAACTGTCAAGCGGGTTACTTTTCGCTGGTTGCGCATTTACCATATTGCGCACTTTGACAGAATAAAGGAATGGTGCGCCGTCTTTTAGCATAATGTTTATTTGCATAACGGCCGCTTCTTTTTTTGCTGACTTTGCCCGCTCCATTGCGTAGCGTGTCACGTTTGCCCAACCATTTAACGGTTGATCGACCGTGTTCATTTGCGTTTTGTTTTCTTCTGCTTTTTTTCGTGGCATAAATTAATCCTTTATAATTTACTATCATCAACATCATAAGCACCTGTGCAACGACAGCCAGGATCGGTTGGTGGTCGCTGGTGTCCACTTGGAAAAGTTTCTGACAGCGGTATAAGTCCCGCTTCCTCATTCTCTATGTGCGCTTCTCTCACTCTGCCATCACCCGCCGTTATCCAACGCTTTACAATTGGCAAACCAGTGACAGCTAGTGCTTCCGCTTGCATCATTGATCCATGCTCGAACGCTTCCCCCATTTCAAACACTGCTATAGCTTCCGCTCGTGTTCTAAAGTTTCGATTTGGTACAAGGGGTGGCCCCGCAAATTCATCAAACATAGCTGCCAAAATCTCCGCCACCTCTGACCAACTTTTACCACTGGCAACGGCATCCATTATCACGCCGTCAACCCTTGCAATGGTGGTGTACTCAACGCCCGTTATCAGCTTCTCTTCACGTGTGCCGATAACTGACAATGCTTGTAAATCAGTTACCAAAAAATCAACGTCTAAGCCGATGCCAGCCGACATTGTACGGCCGCCCGTTTGTAAAGCGTTTAGCATCGGTATACGTATGGGGTCTAATAAATATTTGCGGGTTTCTTGCAAAATTTCTTTTAAGCCTGGCAAGTATTCATCGGGACTTACACTTTCGGCAAACCTTGAGCGGTATTGCGCCATATACTTTACCACCGCCTTGCCCTGCTTAATGAAGTACGGGCGGCTTGCTTTGCGGTATACTTGCAATTCTAGCGGCCGGATCTTCCGATCTCTGTTTTTGACAATTTTGCTAGTCACTCGCCACGACCTCATAAAATGCTTTTACAGATTCGTTCATATCATCGCCATTAAAATGATCTTTCATAACGCTTTCGGGGTCTTTGATGCCCAGCGTTGCCAACAACTTCACAAACAATTCATCATGCCCATTTATTGGCTCTTGCCCTCTCAAGGTAATGGCATCAATAACGGCCGTTATCATATCGTTAATATCTTCCTGAACGATAGGCGGCCACAATACGGTATAACCAAGATCTGTTTTGTCGTAAAGGTAATAAATTTGACCGTCTGAAACGTTTGGTTTAATACCAATGGTTAAAATACCGTTTGGTGCTTTTGCATCCTGTTCAATTGCATAATTTATGAGTGTCTCATAAATTTGTGTATAAATGTTTTGGCGGTTTTGTATTTTTAACTCAGTTGGGCGATCTAAACTTTCAGCCGTTGCTAAACTGCCCATTTTGCTATCGCTCCAAAACGTTTCAGGGAATCCAAAAGTCATAAATACCATAAGCGAAAATCGGCGGCCGTCATCTGCTGACATAGTCACACCAGCCGTTTTGATCGGGTTTAGTTCGGTGCCGTCTTGGTGGGCAAAGATAGATCCGGCAACGGGTGGCGGGTTTGTTTCGCCTTGTGTGCCGCTTATCGTGGTACCCAGCAATGATTTTGCTTTAGCCATTGCCGCTGTTGACGTGGCTTTCGTGTCCCAAGCGTATCATGCACGATTCGCCCACACGCTGGCAAGATCTTCTAAAAAACGGGTGTAAGCAATTGCCCAACTGTTGGCGGGGTAAAATTCAGCTATCCCACGATTGCTATTAATGGCCTTGTTAGTGGCGGCGTGATAAATGGGGTGTTCCCATTTTACGGCCGTTACCGCTAACCGCCGCTTGATGCTTGACTCAATGCCCGCTTTACTCTTGTCGGTTGGTGTATAATGGATGTCAGGATAAGCGTAAGATTCACTATAAATTGTGCCTTTTAGATCCGTCTTTGTGAAAGTTCGTTTATAAAACCACGGTTCTGTTTTGTTGTCAGGGTTGCATACAATGTCTGTAATTTCATCGGCATTAATCTCTACAATTGACACCTCGCCATTACCTTGGTTAGTGAATAGTTGTAAAAATAGTTCGCCTTGCTCCTGTAGGTGTAAATCAATTTCGCAACGTGCCAAACCACCAAAAAAAGCCCGTTTGTTGTTTTCGCTATTCATAAAGCGATCAATAACCATTTGCAATTTTTCATTTTTGCTTGAAACGGTCACGCCTTGCGCCCATGTGTACAATGTGATTAAGTCGGTGCCACGCTTCACAAGTGGGTTTTTCTTTGCCAATATGCGGGAATATTCACGGATCTTAAGTATTCCGGCCGTTGACATCTCTTGTGCATTTTGTGTGTTAAGGAGCCGCCAGCGGTCGCTATACAATTCTAGTTCAAGCATACGCACGGATTCCAAAACGGTTGCCAATGCTTCTATATGTGCTTCTGTTAGTTGCTGTTGTTCTGTCATGGTTTTGTCCTTTTTGGTATATTGTACCAAAAAATTAGGTGTATTGTCTAATATGCGCTTATTCTTTGCCGTGGCGTTTCCTTAACTTCGTTAGTTGCCACACCTTGAGTATAAGCCGTCGCCAATGTTGCCGCAAGTGCCAAGGCCCAAAACTTGTCGGCGTGGTGCTTACCGTCGCTTTCAACGTCAAAAACCATATTGGCGGCGGCCGTAACCTTTCGCCTCAAGCTATGCAATTGATAGGCTAGGTCACGATCAACAGGAATAAATAAATAATTGCGCTGCATAATTGACTTTACATTTACCGCCCAAATTGACTTGCTTTGATTAGTGAATGTAACGCCAGCCGCTTTTGTCGGCCAGTAGCTTTCCAAGGTTTCGGCTATATTCATTCCCAGCCCGTTTCGATCAATGGCTAGGCCAATAATAGGCAAGTTGCGCAAAGCATAGTCTAGTACCATCAATTGATCGTCAAAACGCAAATTATCAAGTGATATAATTAATCTTGCGCTCATGCGCCCGCCCGCACTTAAGCCAAGTAAAACAAGTTCGCTTGTATTGTTGGTGCGCCCAACGTCGAAACCGCCACAAAAAGCACCTTCACACCTATTGGCGCGTATCATGACCTTTAGTTCGTCAATTTTTGCCAACGACTCGCCAATTGTGCCGCGCGTGGTGTATATTATGCACTCAAGATCCGGATCTTGACAAGATCTTATTTCTTCCCACGGTATCCAAGCGGTTTTATCGTCTACCGCTTCGCCCTCAAATTCCTGCTTAAAATCATCTAACAGCATATTGCCAAAAAGCATTTTAATTCTATCATTGCCATATGTGTATACACGCTCTTTTGTGTCAAGGTGGGGGGCATTGGCTATTGCTTGGTTTAAGTCGGTGGTCATACTGTAGCATTGCCACCATGGGGTAAAGGCTCGGGAATAGTCTGTATACTTGCCCTGCGTTGCTTTCCATATTTCCCAGAACATGTTACCGGCCCCCATTGGCGAAGATCCAACACGCACGACACCGCCCTTTGTGACAACTGGCAGGGCGGCCACATAAACAAGCCGTGATTTTTTAATGTGTGCAAATTCATCTAAGTAAACGTTGTACCTTGCCTTACCTCTTTGCGGGTTGCCGGGCAAAGAATATATTCTTGCTTTGTTATCAATTTCGATCTCCTGCTGATTGTCAAGGGTTAGCCGTGGCCTCATGGTTTCCGGCAATGCACGTATAATATCCTTTGCGTAACGTATCTTCTCCTTTGCCTCATTTAAATTGATACTTTGAAATAAAGAAGAGCGGCCGTAAAGCAGAGCGTGGGCAACCGCTTCGGCCGCTGTAGTCCATGACCACGCTATTTGTCGGCTTTTATTTTCAATGCGAAATAGTCCAGTATAGTTCAGGTGGGCAAGTTGAAACGGCTCCCACTTTGCGGCGGGGTAGCCCGTTGCTTCTGCGAGGTTTAGGTTTTGACGCAAGAATTTACAGGCTGGTGTCATCGGGTAACGGCCGTTTTGTTATCTCGTTTTCTAGCTCTGTTAGCTTGTCGGTAGTGCGCTCTTGAATTGCAATAACCCTATCAAGCAAATTAATAATTTTGTCCATGCGGTCAAGTATCGGATCTTTGCCGTTAATGGTGAATGTAAAGTTTGATTGTGTTTGGCTGTTACTCATATAAGTCCCTTGCTATTTGTGCCGCTTCTTGCGAATCTTTCATGTTTTGTTCGGCTTGTTTTTTCCATTCTTCAACTGTCATACCTGTGACGGTTATATTATGATCTTGCTTTTCGCTCCATCTTGCTTGTGTTTTGAGGTAAAAGATAATGGCGGTGGTGTCGCCATCTAGCATTTTTTTCCACAATAGATCAACTGCGTGATCAATGCGGCCGCGGCGTGATTGCTGTAGCATGGCCTTTAAAGTTGGCGTGTCGTTTAGCCAATTATAAATTGTGCCATTTGTAACAGATAGGTATTTAGCAACGGCCGTTACATTGCCTCCAAATTTTTTGAACGCTTTTATTATTTCGTTTTGTGGTGGGCGTTTTGTCATTTTTTTATACCATGCAAATTATGCAATTTATTAATGAGGCACACAAGCTATAATTGTGGGTGAGTCGCCATTATTAGACGAGGGAGGCAAGTTTTGCTTGTGTGCCTCATGGTTAGTTTATCATTTTTTGGGCGGTGGTGTCAATGATGTGCGGGGAGAGCAAAAACTCTCTTTTGCCTTAATGGCCTTGATTGATATACCAAACGACACAACCTTGTACTCAACAGATGTTCTATACACCTTGTATCCAACAAAATCGCCATATTCAGATACGTTTACTTTTTTGTCAACATGAAAGCGTGTATTCTTTTTGATGAAACATAGGGGCAAGGACAACCCCCCATGTATCCCAGCAATAATCAAAGGTGTCACCCCCTTGATTTTTGGCACCCAGCCACCATGTAACACAATCCACGCCACACGATTTATAATCGCTATCTCTTTGATTCGCTTCGGCTGGTGTCATGTTTGATAGCTGAATTTCATGCACATAGAAACGGCCGTTAATCTCCATGCACACATCGGCCACGCGCAACAACTTGCCATCTTTAAAAAATGGCTTTTCTACTGTAACAATTGCTTGCGGGTTGTCTTTTTTTAATTTATCATACACAAATTTACAAACCGATTTATGCTTTTCGCTGACCCCTATACCAGAAAACCAACACGAGGATCTTGGGTTGTGCGCAAAAAACCAATTACCTATTGTTGATTTTCTTAAATGCATTTTTTCATCACAGTAAATACATCTAAAATCGCTGTATCTCATATCCTCCATGCTGTAATAATCAAATGTACAAATATTGTCACCGCTTAATTTTGCTGTATATGGCATTATTCAACACCTCCATTTGTTGCCATGCCGCCAATAACGGCATCAATAATTATTTTCTCGAGCCTTGCTATTTCTGCATCTTTCTGATCAATTGTTTGGTTTAAATTTTCAATACTACATTCAACACATACGCATCCCACCCACTCGCCCGCATCGTTTTTTAACTCAAAATATGCCCGGCTTTTTTCGCAAAAATCACATACAATAGAGCCTTTTTTAAACTTTCTTTTTTTTGCCATCACACCACCTTTACCCTTACCGCCATCGGCCCCCGCCCACGATCCGCCAATTCATACCGCACATTATCCCCCTCATTTAGGTTGCGATATCCCTCAGCGTCAATACCGCTATAATGTACAAATACATCTTGTCCGCCCTCGGCCGGCACGATGAACCCGAAGCCACGCAAACGATTAAACCATTTTACTTTGCCTTTATGTGTTTTAGTCATTGTCTATTACCTCTGATTGCATAAATATATTACTTAAATCAATTTCATCATCTAGGCTACGAATATCGGCGGCTAATTTAACCTCACCCCTCAACCATGCGCTATCATTAAAGAATTGTCCAAAAACATTAACCCAACCCCCATTATAAAACATTTTCCCCATCTCGTGGCTTGCACCCAGCCAAGATAGCTCAAACAAAAACTGCTCACCAACTAAGTCGCAACCGTGGTAAAACGCCCGGCCGTTGCGAAATTGCGCATTTACTGAAACGCCTTGCCCTAAAATGCCAATAAAACCCGTTGCCACTTGGTGCAATTTAGGCGGCACAATATAGGCTTTGATCTTATTCGCTTTATCAACATATGGTTCAAAGTATTCTAAACTTTCAATTCTTGCATACATTGGCGCATCTTTTTCGATGCGCTTTAGTACACAATTTTCAAAAGTACAATTGTGTAAGACTGCGGTGTGGTTGGCAAAACTGACAGTTTTAGTATAACGGCCGTTTTGCTTCGGTGCATTAAAAAGATCTTTTACTTGACTAAACATTTATAACCATTACTTCCTTTGCCGCTATACCACGGCTGTTTTTGCCAATTGTAAACTCTACACTTTGGCCTTCCTCAAGGTAAGAATACCCGCCGCTATCTTTTTGGTTCAGCACATCCATGAAACTGATATAATACTCTTGGCCGTCATCGGCCGTGATAAACCCGTTGTTTTCAAAGCATTTTTTCACCACACCCTTTTGACGTGGTGGCAAAATGTCAATTTTACCAAGGATAATATCGGCTATCTTTACCGCCAACTTATCAATAATTTCGTCTATCATATTAACCTCCATAAATCATATTCATCTTTAATTTTATAATGCCAAGTCTGCCAACATTCAAAGCACACTTGCGCAGTAGCCAACAACTTCAAACCGCTATTGTCAATCAATAGCACAGTAATGCCATAATTGATTTTAGGTAACGGCCGTTGGCAATCTGACATGTAACAAACGCTTACAGGTTCCACGTGGTGCCTCGGTGATGCGCATAGTTTGCCACCATGTATAAAGTTTTACCACCATTGTTTTTTTTCGTGGTGGCAAAAGTTGCATAGAACATTAGGCACCTCAATGATCATTGTGCATTTTTTGCACAGTAAATGGCGGTGCCGTGGCCGTTCGTTGCGCTTTGTTGCTTGCGTTCGTGTTAGCGGTATTTTGCGCTTTCTAAATTCGCATTGCAAAAATGAGCGTGAAACGTTCCATTTATCCGCCAATTTGTCTAAACTGGGGCATTTGTCATATTCTTCCTTCAAGTCAACGTTACTAACAATGCAACAAAAATTATCATGATACAAGCTATACTTACTAAATTCAATACTGCAATGAGGGCAAACCCATTTTTCACGGTCGGCATACCCCAACTTTTTACATACCTTGTTGCAAGTGTATTACTACACCCTAACCGTTTTTTAAATTCGGGTATATTTTTACACTGTGCCCAAATCGCTTGCAATTCACTTTTACTTTTACCTACGCAAAAGTTGTCATTGTGTCGGCGCAATGTGCCGACGTTTACAAATTCCAA